GCTTGTTGCCAAGAAGTACAAGGCGGCAGGCGGGGGTTACCGAGATTGAAAGCGCCTCAAAAATCATTGAAGGATTGGGGCGACCAAAAATGGAGAACCAAAAGTGGTAAAAAATCTTCTGACACGGGTGAAAGATACCTTCCAAGCGCTGCGATCAAAAGTCTCAGCCCTGCTGAGTACGCTGCGACGACCAAAGCCAAACGCGCAGGAAAAGCCGCCGGAAAACAATTCGTAAAGCAACCCAAAACAATTGCAAAGAAAACGGCAGGATTTAGATGACAACTTCAGGAACCGCAGCATTCAATCTTGACCTCAATGAACTAGTTGAGGAAGCGTTTGAACGCGCCGGTTCGGAGTTGCGCACGGGGTACGATTTACGCACTGCCCGTAGATCATTAAATTTGATGTTTGCTGATTGGGCAAACCGTGGTGTCAACATGTGGACGTTTGAGCAGGGGACACTTAACCTGACTCCGGGTTTGAACACCTACGCCCTGCCCGTAGATACAGTGGATCTACTTGAGCATGTGATTCGCACGGGCGCGGGTAGCGCATCTACACAAGCTGACTTGACCATTACGCGTATTAGTGTTTCTACTTACGCCACGATCCCTAACAAACTGCAACAAGCCCGCCCTATTCAGGTGTGGTATCAACGTTTGGATGGCCAGACTTCTTCAATTGGCACCACGTTGAATGGCGCGATCAGTGCTACAGATACAACGATTACATTGACTTCCACTGCGGGCCTGCCTGCTACAGGGTTCTTGTTGGTTGAAGCTGAGACTATTCAGTACGGCTACATCTCTGGCAATGTGCTGTACAACTGTTTCCGTGGTCAGAATGGCACAACTGCCGCTACACACATAACAGGTACAGCGGTGTACACGCAAAATCTGCCCTCTGTGACCGTTTGGCCGACACCTGATAGCTCACAGACGTACCAATTCGTTTATTGGCGTATGCGTCGAATTGATGATGCTGGCAACGGTATACGCACAATGGATGTACCCTTCCGCTTCCTGCCCTGTATGGTGGCAGGCTTGGCCTACTATTTGGCTCTCAAGATTGAAGGTGGCGCTGAGCGCCTGCCCGTCTTGAAGCAACAATACGATGAAGCTTGGCAGTTAGCCGCCGATGAAGATCGGGAGAAGGCCGCTGTTCGCTTTGTACCCCGTCAGATGTTTATTGGTAGCAGTACCTAATGGGCAATCGTTTTGCTTCCGGTAAAAACAGTATCGCCATGTGCGATCGCTGTGGGTTTCAGTACAAGCTAACATCGCTTCGTAAAGAGATTCAGAAAACGAAGCTTTACAATTTGCTAGTTTGCCCAACATGCTGGGATCCAGATCAGCCACAGTTGTTATTGGGAATGTTCCCAGTAGACGACCCCCAAGCTGTGCGTAACCCGCGTAGGGATACAACGTACTACACAGCCGGTACAAGTGGTTTGCAGATTGAGAACACGGATAGTACAAACATAAATGCAGTGGGATTCCCAACTGGGGGATCACGCGAAATTCAGTGGGGTTGGAATCCGGTTGGCGGATCCAGATTTTTTGATGCGGCGCTAACACCAAACTACTTGTTGTTAGGCGTACAAGTTGGTACAGTAACGATACAGATAGGAGCCTGAAAATGGACGAAAAGAAAGCACTAAAAGCACACATGGCCAAAGGCATGAAATCCGCACATCCCGATGCTGCGGTTAAGAAGATGCGAGCCGGTGGTAAGACAAACAGCGATATGCTGAAGATGGGCCGTAACATGGCTAAGATTGCCAATCAAAAGTCCCCCGGACGTCGTGGAGGCTAAGATGGCTACATACAAGCAACCAACAAAGAAGCCCACCGTTGTAGTGGGTGAGATGCCCGTCAAGCAAGCGCTGAAAGCCAACCAATCGTTGGCCAACGAGCGTAGCAACCCCTACCCCGGCACTAAAACATCAGGCATCAAGATTCGCGGCACAGGATGCGCTACTAAAGGCGTGATGGCACGAGGCCCGATGGCATGAATTACACGGCACTCAGCAACGCTATTCAGGCGTACACGGAGAATACCGAAGCGGATTTTATCGCTGAGATACCCGTGTTCGTTCAGCAGGCTGAGCAGCGTATTTACAACTCGATGCAGTTCCCCTCCATTCGCAAGAATGTGACGGGTTCAACGTCTTCCGGCAATAAGTATTTAGGGTGCCCTAACGACTTCTTGGCGGTGTATTCCATAGCGATCATTGACGCTACAGGCGCGTATGAGTATCTGTTAAACAAAGACGTTAACTTTATCCGTCAAGCGTACCCACAGCCGACCGATACGGCTATCCCTAGGTATTACGCGCTGTTTGGTGCACAGAGTAATGACGTTAACGAGTTGACTTTTATCCTTGGCCCGACCCCCGATGCTACATACGGCGTTGAGTTGCATTATTACTATTACCCAGAGTCCATTGTGACTGCGGGTACAACGTGGCTTGGTGACAACTTTGACTCTGTGTTGTTGTATGGCTCTTTGGTTGAAGCTTACACCTACATGAAGGGTGAGCCAGACATGATGACTCTGTACAATCAGAAGTTCATGGAAGCACTTGCTCTAGCAAAACGTTTGGCCGATGGTATGGAGCGTCAAGACGCGTATCGTTCTGGACAGTTCCGACAAAAGGTGACTTGATATGGCAATTTCGCAAACAGCAACCACAAGCTTTAAAGTTCAACTGCTCCAAGCAGTTCACAACTTTGGCCCCACATCACCCAATACTTTTAAAGTTGCGCTGTTTACAGCCGCAGCAAATCTTAGTGCAAGCACTACTGCCTACACAGTGGGTATGACGGGTGAAGTGGCTAATGGCGGCGGTTATACAACCGGCGGAAACACGTTAGTTATTTCGACATCACCAACTTCTGGCAACAACACTGCGGGTGTTCCCACTGCGTTTATTTCGTTTAACAATACAAGTTGGACAAACGCTACATTTACTTGCCGTGGCGCGTTAATCTATAACGACTCTGTTGCAGGTGACCCCTCTGTTGCTGTACTGGACTTTGGTTCAGACAAGACAGTAAACAACGATACGTTTCAAATCATCTTCCCAACCCCCGATGCCAACAGCGCCATTGTGCGCATCTCTTAAGGATTTATCATGCATACAGAAAAAAGCTCCGCCCAAGACGTCGTGTCTGCTGGCTCAATTGTTCGCCCCCGCAGTGCTGAAGGTGTGGGCGCTGGCAGCGTTTATACAGTTGTTTGCCACGATGCAGATGGCAACTTGAAGTGGGCTGACAGCTTCCACAACTTGGTTGTGAACCAAGGCTTGCAGGACATGAACTCTAAGTATTTCTCAGGCTCTGGCTACACAGCAGCTTGGTACTTGGGTTTGGTGACTGGCCCCGGTTCTAGTAATACCTACGCCCCCGGCAATACTCTGGCCTCTCACGCAGGCTGGACAGAAAATACTGCCTACTCTGGCAACCGTAAAGCCGCAACATTTGGTACAGCAACCACCGCTGATCCTTCAGTGATTAACAACTCAGCTTCCCCCGCTGTGTTCACCATGACCTCTAACGCTCAGACGATTGCTGGCGCGTTTTTGTGTTCTGTGTCTTCTGGTACTTCTGGCATTTTGTTCTCTGTAGGGAATTTTACCGGTGGTAACAAGACTGTGGACAGTGGCGATACATTAACTGTTACATACGAATTCTCTCTCGACGCAGTCTAATCAGGTAATGCGGTGTTCGGAGATGTTGCATTTGCCCAAGCACCCTTTGCCTCTCAAGGTGGCAAGGCTGTGGACGCTGCTTTGTCGGAAACGGCGGCAGCGTCAGCAGCATCCGACTCCCTTACCAATTATGGCGGCCTTGTAAACGAGAGTTCCACCGTTGCTAATACTTTCTCTGTTCTAGGCGGCATGACTGCTACTCAGGCAGAAACATCACAGACTTCTGAGACTCAAAGCGTTGTTGGTACAATGCTGGCAGCCCAAGCTGAAACAGCTACGGCAATAGACAGCCCGACAGCGGCAGGTGCGTTCTTAGCGGCTATTACTGCTAGTGCTTCAGCTTCTGATGCGGTTAGTGCTGTTGGTGCTATGCAAGCAGCTATTGCTGAGTTGGCCGCAGGCGCAGATTCATTCTCAAGTTTTGCATCGTTTTCTGCGGCGGTGGCGGAAACCTGTACGGCTACAGCATCGCCCTCTGCGGTTGGTGCATTTTTGGCGGCAATCACTGAGCAGGCTACGGCTTTTGTAACGGTTGCTGCTAAGTC